TCCACATGAAGAAGAGATTACCATCGACATCACACCACCCAAGCAAGTCGGCTCTCATAACCTCGATGCGGACGACTTGCCGGGGGTGTTTGACGACGATTAACGGAAAACTGCCATCCGTGCACGGTTTGCATATCTCCGTGCACGGTTCGGGCCGGGTTTAGGGCCGGGTTTACCCACGCATTTCCGCCAATGTGCACGGAGTGCACGGTTTGTCGGCGCATTAGTCCCCATTAATAAGTAACAGTGTAATATACCACTTCAACACTGTTACTTTTATTAGGGCGACTTAACTTTTTTAAACCCGGCACTCCCGGCACATCCTTAGATTTCAGCCATTTTATCCGGCCCTAAACCCGGCACCAACCCGGCCCGAACTATCTCAAACCGTGCACGGATTTAAAAAAAGGGAGCCGAAGCCCCCTTAATCTTCTTTACGTTCGCGTAAACCTATGAGCCTATCGAGATACCATCGGGCCTTCTTCAAGTCCTCAATCGGCTTCCCTTTCCTCTCATAGCGCCACATATATTTCATGATATTGCCCTTGAGGTAGCCAGCATATGCCTCCGGACCCATCGACGCTTCGATCCCTTCGATGGCCTCGATGCCTCCGGTCTTATAGTGCGGTGGGCTATTGACCACATCGTTTATCACATCGACTACCTCGTCACTGACCACCTCGGCATTGAGCGCATCCCGAATGTCTTTGTATTTCATAAAATCATTCCCATACATCACTCGTCTCCATCGCCTGCTTTGAAGTTAATCTGAACGCCGAAGAAATCTTCGGACTGCTCGTCTATCATGGCGTTGATAACCATATAGTCTTCATCGCCTATGAGAAGTTCAAGACCACGGAACACACGCTTCGTTCGTGTCGCCCGGTCCCTTGCGGGTTCATAGCCATGCGTCGTCATCTCTCCGTTGAACTTACGCTGCGACCAGTCCTTCCCCTTGCCCTCGTTGTTATCCTTGCACCAGTCGCGGAAGTCATTGAACGCCTCATTGGTAGTCATCTCATTGTCCGCACCAGCCACGCAGCGTTCACTGATCCAGCGGGCCAATGCGTCCTCTCCTGCGAGATACTCATCGGTAGCTTGGATTACTGCCTGCGGTGGGTTGAGACCCTGCTCCAGCCAAGCCTTCGCGCCTTCGATAACCCACGCCAAGATGGCGGGATACTCTTCCTTCAGCTTGTCCGGCAAGTCCATGTCCTTGCGGACTGGCTTGGTCTCAAACGGGATGAGGTGCATACGCCGACGCATAGCATCGTCCACGTTAGTTATCTCTGGCTTCGTATTGCCCGCGATAATCAACGTGAACTGCGGATTGAACTCAAACAAATCCTGCCGCATGAAGCGCGCACTGATCTTGTCCCCGCCAGTCAGCGCCTTGACCTTGGCTTCGTCCCACCTGCGTGACGGATCAATCTCCTGCGCGTGCACGAGCCTCGCACCCATCAACGACGCCAACTCTGTAGGATGCCGCTGATTGTTCGACGCAAGGAACACGTCCGCACTGGCCACGGTGGCATAATCGCCAAGGATATTGCCTATCGCTCCGAGGAACGTCCCTTTGCCATTACCGCCGGAGCCGTGGGCGAAGGCGAGCACATGCTCTTTGGTGCTACCCGTCGCGGAATAGCCCGCCAACCTTTGAAGGTAAGAGATCATCTCAGCATCACCGTTGCACGCCTCATTGAGAAACGCTTGCCATTGCGGGGCTGGCTTGCTGAAGTCCACCTCGACCGATGTGCATTTTGTGCACATGCGAGAACGGTCATGCGCGAACAAGACCCCCGTCTTCAGGTCCACCATGCCCGACCGGGTGTTGAGGATATAGATGTCGGCGTCTAGCTGCTCGGTGGTCGCCTGCATGGACGGCTCAACTGCCGCCAGCTTCGCCACGTTTGCAATCACATTATACGACGCCACACGCTGCGCGATTCGCTCCGCCTTTTGCGGGCTGTCAATCTTGTCCAAGGCTTCCGCCGACGCTTGCGCGCAGACCTTGCGGACGATGGACATGTGCTTGTTCGCCACGTCCTTGGCCCACTTGTTCCCGTCCCATGCGACCCAGCCCATGCCGCCCACAACGTATCGGATATCCGAAACGTGTAGCCGAGCAACGCGCTGCGCCAATGCAATGTCGCTATACTCAATGGGCGTTTCGCCTGCTGACGCCACCATGCCGAAGTCTTCATCGTCAAAGTCCGTAACATCGAACTCATCGACCTCGCGTTTGTAGCCAAAGGTCGCGGCCTTACCGGCCAGCCAGTCCCAACCCAACTCATAGGGCGGGTGCATACGACCGAAGTCTGCTTCGATAGTATCGAGCGAGTTCACCCCGTCTTCCCAACGCTCGGCCCAGCCTGCGAAAATCTCGAACGCATCCGCCTCATGGTCAGGGCCACATGCTGCTTTTATAGCGTAGCCCATGCGAATATAGTCATCGCGGTCTGGGAAGTGTTCGGTTTTGTTCGGGATAGCAGTCACCGCAGCAGCCACATGGACAACGCTTGGCGCAGTAAGCGATGCCTGATCGACCGACTGCCGCTCTACTGCCTTCTGTGCCGTCTTGTCCGCGTGGATAATCTGGCAGCCCATCATCTCCAACGTCTCCGTCAGATCAGCAAAGAACCGCTCAATCTTTTCCCGCGTAACCTTCTTCAGCCCAGCCGGGCCGCGTGTCTCCAAGTCCACATCGAGACTGTATGGCTCCTTAGTGATAGGGTGGATACCGGCGATGACGTATTGCTGCCCGTCCCCTAGAAATTCTACAAGCTGCTCGACCCCGCGACCATCGCGGAACCGCACCTGCATCCGACCGATCTTTTCATCGGTGCGATACATGAACAGGCGCTTGGGGAAACGACCGATACGCATCGGGGCTTTGCCCAATGCCTTCACCGCCATATCACCAATGACACGAGCCAGCCCCTCGTTGACAACATCAATGTCAACCGCAGGATATTTGCTTGCCTTCAAGCCGATATTGGCATGGCTGCGGTCCCACCGCTCCACGTCATTAGGCGTCGGCACATAGTCCTGCCACGCGTAGCCGCCCCATGTGCCCTGCGCATTCTGCCGACCGGGTGCTTTGCCTGCCTGATCCGCTTGGATTTTAGACATGGCTGACAACTCAGCGTTCGGCGGGATAACGGACACGAGATCGGTGAACCCAATCTCATACAGTGTCTTAAACTTCATCAGTGCAACTCCCTCTTTTCGATTTGGTCCCGTCTCTGCATCAGCATATCTACCGCCGCGTCAATGGCGTAGAGCGCGAACTCAGGTTCGGCGTCGGTTAATATCTTATACGCAGGTGTCGTTAGTATTACGCCGCGTTCAAACTCTTCTTCAAAACCGATGATGAATACTGGAATAAACTCCACTTTTTGTTCATCATCGGTCCATCTTACTTTGTCCATGACTAGACCCCCATGAAGTCGCCACCTTCAACCGCAGCGTTTACAGACCGGCCAGTGTAAGACGCTTTATTGTCCGCATGGATTTGCTCCGTGCTTCTGGCTGGCTGAAGCGACTGGACATATACGAGAAGTTCGTAAGCATCAATCTTGCCTTCAATATAAATTATATTCCCGTCCCGTTTGGCGAGGCCGTGCGTGTTGTTGTCGATCCACTCGGCCAGTTGTGCTGCTAATACCTGTTTCATTTCAAATGCTCCCCTTCTGTAATCCGATCCGCCAACCAACGGGTGTTGCGTTCGAACATGTTCATCTTACCTGAGCGAAGCCAAGCAATGATGGCTTCCTTCTCATTCACGACAGGGACTTTTTCTTCAGTAGTTTTTGTAGGACGTGTCATTAAATTAACTCCTTGATTGTAAACCCTTTTGACTGAGCATAGGCGATGAGGTCGTCAATCCACATGATGCCTTTCCCAGAAACAAAATACTGATTGACGCCCCGGAAGGGTACGTTCTTCACGTCGCCCCATGTGTGGGCCGATTGCTCGTACATCCGTATGTCCGCACGATGGACCGACGGGTGCGTGCGGCGCAGAAAGTTCGCAGCCTCAGCCGCAATCAATTTCGTGTGGCCTCGGAACTCCCGCCGAGCGACTGTCTGCTCTACTTCTGTATCGGCTGGGACGAACTTAGTTACCTCGGCGTATCGTTCCGTCTTTGATACAGCGACGGTCCCCGTCTCTTTAAGCCAACCCTTAATCGTTCTGCGGTCGCTGCCGTATAGGCGCATAAGTTGAGCGCATGTCATGGTCGGGGCCATCGTGCAGAAGTTATCCGGAACGGACCGCTTTCTTCCGCTTGAACTGACAACGATTTCCGTAAGTTTAAGTTCGTCCATCCAACGAACAACCACCGACCTAATCCGGCCATAATGTTTAACGAGTTGCGACACATTCATAGTGCGGGCCAACTCCCGTAAGTCCTCCGGCGGTGGCGATTTGTGCGAAACGAACTCCCGCTTCAGCCCTATCTTTCTACGCCGCGTATCAACGGCATCGGCGGAACGGCCAAGCACTTCCCCGATCTGCGCGTATGTCAGATTCTTATGGTAAAGTTCTGTGAGTGTAGCGTCCTCTTCGGCGCGCCACGGCATAAAACTGTTAGACATAAACTCCCTCATTTGTTGATGCCCTTCTTGGGTGGCACAGTTTCAATATCGAACGCAAGAACTTTTTTTGTTGACGACACTATGCTGTTTGTGCCAGCTATACGGAAAGCAAACGTGACACCGACGAAAAAGAGGGAAAGAGCATGGTAGTAAGCATCGACTTCGAGACGCGTAGCGCCGTCGATCTTCGCAAGACTGGCGTCTATAAGTACGCCGCTGACCAATCGACGGACATCTGGTGCATGGCATACAAGGCCCCGTGGTCTGACGACGTGCTAGTATGGCAGCCGGGCGATGCGGTAGATACCCACCTCGAAGATTGGATTATGGCAGGCGGATTGCTGTCTGCATGGAACGCCAACTTTGAACGCGTAATCTGGAACGAGATCATGGTTGCCCGCTACCAATGGCCAGCTACCAAGATTAAACAATGGCGCTGCACGATGGCGCAGGCCAGCGCGATGGGGCTGCCTCGTGCACTGGGCCAAGCGGCTGCGGTTCTCGGCGTTGAAGAACAGAAGGACAAGACCGGCGCGGCCCTTATGCTCCGGATGGCACGGCCACGTAAGGTAAACGCCGACGGCAGTTACACATGGTGGAACACGAAGGATAAGATTGAGGCGCTTGTCGCTTATTGCCGACAGGACGTGCGAACGGAACTATCTGTCGCGGAAGTCTTGAACGCAATGCCCGACGCTGAGCGTCGTCTCTATCAGCTTGACCAACGCATCAACGACCGGGGCGTGGCCCTCGACGTTGACCTAGTGCACCGCGTCAAAGCACTGGCCGGAAACGCCAGCGTAGAAATTGACGCAGAAATCCAACGACTTACCAAAGGCCAAGTCAAGGCCGCAACAAACGGCATGGACTTAGTTGCTTGGCTTAACAGCCACGGGATTGCCACCAAGTCCGTTGACAAGCAGACTGTTGCCCGGCTGTTGACCTCAGACAAACTGCACCCAGTAATCCGTCAAGTTCTTACGCTTCGGCAGAACGGAGCCAAGTCCAGCACTGCCAAGTACGACGCGATGCTGCACGCGGTCAACGCCGACGGACGGATGCGCGGCCTGCTTGTTTATCATGGCGCTGCAACTGGCCGCTGGTCGGGCAAGCTGGTGCAGCCACAGAACTTCCCACGTCCGCAAAAGAAACAAGACGAGTTGGACGAGATCATCGCCAAACTCAAAGCGGATAAGGATGTGTCGGAACATGGGGCCGGAACGGTCCTAGCTTCCGACCTATTACGTTCGATGCTGATAGCCGACGACGGCCATCGACTAATGTTTGCCGACTACTCGGCAATCGAGGCCCGCGTGTTGGCGTGGGTAGCAGGGCAGAACGATCTCGTTGAGACGTTCCGGAAAGGGGGAGACGTGTATAAAGAAATGGCATCGGCT